TACGCGATCCCCGACAGTGCGGAAGTTGATAATGTTGGCGCTGCCGTCTGTGCGCACCCAACCAACCCGCCGATATTGCGTAAAGCCGGTGGCGTCGGCAAGCAGATTGGCCGCCGTCGCGGAGGTGTCAAAACCCGCGTCCACCACGCCCGTCGAGGGGTTGCGAATGACGAAAACCCGATACCATGTGCTGTTCGCAATCGTCAGGCCGGAAGGAAATCCGCCCGCCGCGCTGCCTGCTGTCCAGTTGGCGTCGATCTGTTTGGTGATGGCTGCCGACAGGGTGATGACGGTGGTATTCCCGGCGTCCCTGGCGCTGCCGGTGGCAATCGTAATGTCATGTTCGGTGTCGGCGGCGTTGCTGATCGTCATCCCGGTGATGGCCGGGGCCAGAACCGGACTTAGCAGATCCAGCGCCGCCTTGAGTGCCGCAGGCGTAACCGCCAGGTTCGGATCCGTGCCGGTGATGGTTTCGGCGCTGGTCGCCAGTTCCACCTTGCCCGCCGTACTGGTGGTGGCTTCGGTGGTGATGGTGGTGGCAATCGTCGCGTAGTTGCCCAGTGTGTAAAAATTCGTCTCGTCAAACGCGATCTGCACGCCTTCCCACTGCGACGAGATCACATAGTTGGCATCCCCGTTGATCGTGGTGTCGGTACGGGAGATGGTGACGGTGTTGACATCATCGGTGGTCTTGACGATGTACGGCGCTTGCTGCATGGTCGCCGGGTCTGGCAGGGTGACGGTGACGTTCCCGGCGCTCGTGTCCACCAGAATTAAACTGTCATCGGCGGTTGCGTTATAATCCGCGATCACTGAAGTGGATACGAACACGTCCTTTCCCAGAAACACGCTCTCCCAGGAATACAGAACCGCGTCGTCGGCGTCCTTGACCACGACATCGTACAACCCGCGGCCATAGATCTCCGCCTGCCCGTTGGCGTCCAGTTCGACGGAATTGACCGCGTTGGTCAGGTCGTCGTCGGTGTAGACGCTCTTGGCGATCACGGTGCCGGGAGCGTAGAAATAAACCGTGCCGCCGGACAGGGAAACGCCAGAGGTGTCCCGCAGCCCGGACAGCAGTACGCTAAAAATATTGCCTCGGTTGGCCATCAGTTAAACCTCGGAGTAATGTAAAGCGAAGTGCCTTCGGTATCGTCGTCGAGCAATTCCTGTTTAAGCTGCACAGCTAATGCGGCGATGTCCTGCCTCAACCCCCCATAAGCCGGGGAGATGATGGTGGCCAGGTTGTAGACCAGGCCCAAGATCCCTTCGGGCGGGAAGTCCGGCTCGTCGCCCTCGTCGCCCACATCCTCCAAGGCCCGCTTGAGGGTGCAGATGACCGTGACGTTGCCGGTGCTGCCGGTCGGCCAGAAATACAGGGTGCCGTCCGTGCGCTGCCGGTCGTAATAAACCATGATCGCCGGGGCTTGGGTGGTCTTGGTCGGAATCGCCATGTATTCCTCGCGAGACACCACATCCATCGGCGTTTCATTCCCGGCCGTGTCCCGCCTGCGGGCCGAAATGACCGCCAGGGGTCGCGGTTCGTTGATGACCAGGCTGCCCGCCTTGATCTCGTAGCTGGCCGTTCCCGGCGTCAGGGTGACGGTGACATCCTTGGTGGGCCAGATGTTCATCCGGGGAGCCCATTGCTTGATGAGCATGTCCAGAAACCGCCCGCAGAATTGCAGATCTTCCGGTTCCGGGCTGGCGTTGGATTCGATGACACCCAAAAGGTGCAGGGCGTCCCGAATCACGTTGTTGCGCGTCGTGCTGAATGTTGCGGTTCCCGATGTGCTCACAGGTCATCCCCCGTTACGTCGCCCACCTCAAGAAACACGTCCGTTTTTCTCGGTCGCGGGTCCGATACCGTTACCCGGTCGGCTTTGGCTTTCACCAACTCCTGCGGGTGGCGCGGGTCGTGCTGATCCCGGCGCACCAGCAGGCCGTCCCACTGTTTCACCACTTGAGACCGCCGTACCTTGAAGCCCGTCTGGTCGCAAATTACCCAATGGTCGCCGGGGATGTAGGTCATTTCTTATAGCCCTCGATACGGATCTGGCCTTTGCCGGTGGCCCCAAGGCCGGTGGTCGCCAGCAGCAGATCGCCGGTCTTGCCGTCGCCGGAAGTGTTCAAAAGCGGGCCGCCAATGACCATGAAGTCGATGCCGCTCGCCCCTTCGGGCAGAATGCAGGCGTCCACGTCGCTGGTCGCGTCCCACAAAAGCCGGGCCGAAAAGCCGTCCAGTGAGGCGTAAACCTTCTGGATGGCGACGGCATTGGCGGGGGGCGACATGCCGGACACGTCGATGATGCTGGTGGCGGTTTCCTGCCCGCTGCCGTCACCGACGATCTGCACCTCGATGACAAATTTTCGGGTGCCGGCAAGCCGCTCGGTCACTGTAATGGTGTTTGCCATGATTGCTCCGAAAACAGGGGGGCCGAAGCCCCCCACAAAGGTTAAAGGTTATGCGCCAGGAGAACCGAACAGGGCTCGCCAGTCGCACCAGCCGACCGCATAGCGTTCCACGGCGGCGGCCTTGGCGTTCTTGGTGTCGAAGTCGTTGTCCTGCTCGAACTCCATCGCCATGCGCTCCTGGAAGATCAACCCTTCCGGGCAGTTGGTCTTGACAAACCAGGCGTCGGAGTCGGTCAGGTAGTGGTTGACCACGATGCCGCCAGGCAGGGCGTTGGTCGCCTTCAGTGCGTTGATGGCGTTGTTGGCGGTGTCGCCCTGCAAGGTGGACTTGAGGATGCGGTTGGCCTCGAAGAACAGCGCCGGGGGAACGATGAGCTTTTCGCCCTGCAAAGCAATTCGCAGGCCGCGGCTGTTCTGCGCCTGCATGATCTGAATCATCAGGTCTTCCAGGGACGCTTCGCTGAGGTCGGCGGCCACGGCCAGTTCGTTGCTCTGGCTGCCGCTCAAGGTCGGGTGGTCGGTGGCCAGCAGTTCCTTGCCGTCGCCCCCGGTGTAGGTGCTGGTGAAGGCCCGATTCAGCACGTTGGCGGCCACGGTTTCTTTCGTCTGGCGCATGGAGAACGCCAACGCCTTGGCCCGACGCTTGCTGACCATTTCATAAAGGTTGTCTTGCAATTCCTCCATGGTCACGACATAGCCGAGGGCATAGGTGACGTTGGTCAGGCGGGAGATGGTGCCTTGCGTTTCGGANTCGTAGGAAACGCTGTCGCCCTGGCTCTTGACCGGGGCCAGCCCGAAGCCGGTCAGTTCAACGCGTTCCTCGTACGATTTGTTGGACGAATCCCGGTCGAAAATCTGGCTGTATTCTTCCCGGTGCTCGTCGTAAACCCGGCCAAACCATGCTTTAATGCCCGGCCAGAGTGCTTTGGGGTGGTTGCTGGTATAAATTACGCCCATGTCGTTACTCCTTAAATGCCGGTGGTGCGATTAACGAATTGATGGTTGTTCAGTTTGACGAGCCACTTGGCGTTGGTGCCGATTTCGTTGTCCTCCCGATCTGCGAGACGAACGATCTGGCAATCGAGGGTGGCGGTAACGGCTGCGGTGCTGGAAGCCAGTTCGGTGGCGGAAAAGCCGGTGGTGTTGGACCCGGCAGCAACAGCCACGTTGCAGTTGAGGCCGACCGAAGTCGCTGCCAGAGCGCCGCCTACGCTGTCCTCCTGGATCTCGAACAGCAGTTCGGGATCGTCGGCCACGTAGACATAACGGGCGGTCGAAGCGGCGCGGTAGGGGGTGGAGTCGGCAGTGACCGGCTCCACGCCCACCACGGCCCCCACGACCACGTTGGTGGCTGCGGCGAGGGTGACGGTAGGCACGCCACGAGCATCGGCAGAACCGGCCAGCTTGACCAGATCGCCAATATGGACGGCGGTGTTGTCCGTTTCGGGGATGTAATACCGGCCACATTTGCCGGTGTAGGGCTGCCCGTTGAGGTACTTGACCGGGATCAAGCCCTTCGGGGTGTCGGAATTTGCCATGATGAATGCTCCAAAAAGAAAAGGGGCCGCAAAGCCCCTTGTTGTCGATGGTTGCCCCTAGAATCAGGGCTTGTAGTTGATGTCCTTGACATAGCGCCCGTCCTGGCCCGGCTTGGTGCCGCCGATGGCCCCGGAACGGATGTGCGTGTCGATCTGGTCCACTTCCTTCTGCTTTTCGGCCTGATCTTCCTGGTACAAGTCCTCGTCAATCGCCATGAGGTAGGCCCGCATGGGCTGGCCGTCCTCCTTGGTGCCGACGATGCGGCTAACCCGGCTGCCAAGGTCCGAGTTGCCGTTGCTGCCTTCTCCAATCCGTTCGGTGCCGTCTGCGGTAACAAACTCATAACCGCCCATCTCGGCATTTTGCAGCCGTCCATCAGCGGTATCGTTGACCCATCTCAGGCGCTTGCCCTGGTATTTGTCGCGGGTGCCGTCATCGACGGTCATCTTGGCCCGCACGTTGCCCAAGGGGATGCGCTCTTTGCGATCTGCTTTGCTCCTGGCCATGCTTTATCTCCTATTCAGTCCCACTGAAAATGCTTGATGTATTCTTCCCTTGTGAATCCGGGGATCTCCTTCATAAAGCGGTCACACTGCGCTTTGGCGTCGGCGGGCAGGTCGTTATAGCCGCGCCCCTTGGCCTTCGGGGGGCTGCCTGCACCCTCCACGCTCTGCGGAACGTCCCGCTTTTTGTTCTCGAACTTCTCAGGAAAACGCGCCCGCACGGTCTGTGCCACGGTGTCGTAAAAATCCTTGTTGCTCTTGGCCTTGCCGACCAGCCGCTGACCCACGAAGTCGGCGTATTCGCTCAACTCCGGGTCTTTGGTGTACCAGGGGTTCGCCTCCATGAACTCGAAATACTCAGGAGGCGGCTGGTTTTCCGGCTTCTTCGGAGACGGCGGCGCTTCCTTGAACAGTTCGGCCATTTCCCGCTCGGCGGCCTCGTAAGCGGCGGTATCGCCCAACTCCACGGCTTCGCGCTGTTTGCCCTTCAACTCATTGAAGGCTTTTTGATAGGCGCGTTGCTCGGACTTGCTGAAAAACTGAATCAGTTCCTGGACCGCCTGCCCCTGCGTTTCGAGCTTGGCGTTAAGGCGCTCGATGTCCTTGACCAGCTTTTCGTTGCGCTCCCGCAAAATCGGCGTAATCTGCTTGCCGCGCTCAACGAATTCCTCGGCGCTGCGCCATTTCTCCGGGTCGCCGGAAAACTCGTCCTGCGGCACCCACCCTTGAGCGCGGGCGGCGGCTTCCACGTCCGGGATGTCGGTCTGTTGCCCTACCTGGATCTCTTCACTCATGGCTTACCCTCTCTCGATGGCTGCAATATCCTTGTCATTGATCAGCCGATACTGTTGTCCGTCCTTGTCGATGAGATACCCGGCATACTTGGCGATATACACGGTGTCCCCGACCTGCGGGATGGCCCCTTTCCATTCCTCAAACGCGTTGCCGCCGATGGCGATCACTTGCGCCTTGCACTGGGCGATCTGATTCTTCTCCTTGGCCTGCTCCGGCAGATAGATTCCGCCTTCGGTCTTGCTCTCCACGACTTCAGGCAGGACCAATACCTTGTATTCGACCGGCTCAATCATGGTCGGCCACCTCCATGTCGAGAAACTTATCCATGCCCTCGACAATGCCCACGGTGCGGGCGGTGGCCATGGCGGTGGCGTCAGAACTGTTCAGGTTCAGCAAACATCCCGAAATCAGGCTGCGCTTGTAACTCTCCTGGTGGCGGGTCAACAGGTGGTAAATCTTGCGGGTAGTCCGGCTGTCCTTCCACAGGCGAAATTCCTCCGCCGTCAGTGGGTCCTGATGGTACTCCTGCTCGGTCATAGATGCTCCTTAGTGTGTCCAGTTGCGTTTTGTAGAACTCTATCTGGGTTCCGGCTTCCTTGGCTTCGGCGTCGGCTATCGCTTTGATAGCGTCGGCGTGTAACTTGGCGATTTCGGCTTTCTGCTTTTCGACTTTGGCCTCAAACTCGGCGGCCTTGAGTTGCAACTCCCTTTCCCGGATCTCCATCTCCTTGACCATCATCGGGTCCGGGCCTTGCTGCGGCGGTTCGACCATCAGGGCTTCGATGTTGTCGATGCCCAGGCTTTCCAGATACCGCTTGCGGATCTCCTGTTGGTTGATCATCGGGTCGCCGTTCATGGCCATGAGCGCCTGACTCTGGGCCATACGTTGCGCGGCGGTAGACAGGCCCGGATCAGCGACCGGCACCACATCCAGGCTTTCGTCGTAATCGTTGCGGGCGACGGCCTCCTCTTCGTCCAAAACGCGGAAATACACCTGGTCCGGCAAATACTTCCGGTTCAGTTCGTACAGCTTCTTAAATTCCTGCTTGAGACTGCGGTAAATCCGCTTGTAGATGGCGCTAAAAACCATCATGCCCTGCTCGATGCGGGCTAGGGTGGTAGTGGCGGTTTCGTTCATCCCCTGCTTGCCGGTCATGATGTCCTTGACCGACGAAATGCTCTTTCCGGCTTCCACCAGGAAGGTCAGCAGATTCAGCAGCGCCACGTTCGGTCCGGGGTAGTTCATCGGCACGATGGCGTCCCGCAGGCTGCCGCCGCTGGTGTTCTCGGTGGGTATCCACTGCCCCGGCGTCATGCGCACGTTGCCGGAGCGAACCTTGAGGCCGCGAGAAATGAACCCGCCCTGCATGTTGGCCAGGGTTCCGGCGTCCAATAGTTGATTGGTGAGCGTATCGACGGCGTTGGAAATGCCGAACAGCAAGTGACCTAGCCCGATGTCGTACCCGGCCCCGTCCGGTGACGGAATCATGCCGAATTTGGTAAAGTATTGCGTCGGCGTGATGCGCACCAACTTGGCCTTTTTCGGCTCAAACTCAGGGATGTCCAGTTCAGGCGGTGCGGGCGGCATCATCCCTTGCTCCATCATGCCGCGGGCTTGCTGCTCGTACTGCATGAGGATGTTGCGGGCGTGTTCACGGGCCTCTTCGATCATCTGCTCGATGCGGCCCAGGGTCATCTCCTGGCCGTCATAGCGCACCATGATATTGACCACGTCAAAACGTGGCACGACGCGCAACACCTGTTTGCTCTCCCGGTGGACCGTGACCACATACGGCTCTTTGTATCCGTCCTCGTCCAGATCTAGGAGGCGGTGCTGTTCTAAAATCTCCTGCGGAGCGTCCTTCTCGATGTCCTGGCCTAAGCCCAGATCCACGTCGCGGAACATCCCGGCCCGCTTGCGTTCCTCGATCTCCTGCGGGTACATCTCCAACAGATGGGTAATGCGCGGGGTCTTGGCAAAGCTGCACTTGTAGGGATAAACCACGTTCTGCGCCTGAATCCACTCGGAGACGTTGCGTTGCAAAGTGGTGTCGAAGTAGGTCTTTTTAAAGGCAGTCCCGACGATGGGCAGGGCCAAGAGCAGCTTGTCCATGCTCTCTTCCCATTCCTCCATCTCTTCGGTCAGCTGCCAGGACATNTGCCGGGCAATCCGTTTGCCNTTGGCGTCCTTNTCNTCGCTGCCTCGNCCGACCATGCGGGCCTTGACCACCTCGCCGCTCTTGACGATTTCCGGGTATGCGCGGGCGTTGAATTGGATGGCGGCCTCGGTGAGCAGCGGAAATTTGACGTTCGCCGCGTTCTCCCAGGGGAAGTTCTTTTCCTCCACAACTTGCTTGGCCAGGTCGATGGCCTTCTGGCTGCGCTCCCGCCATTCAGTCAGGCTGTTCCAATCGCTGTCGAAGTCCTCACAACAGCGGGTGGCGATCTCCGAAAGTTGATCTTCCGTCAGTCGGTCGCACAGGTTGGCGGCGTCAGCTATTTCAAGCAGATATTTGATGGACATGCGTGGTCCTTTGGTTGATAACAAAAAGCCCCACCAAAGGGCAGGGCTTGCGTTTCTGTGCGGTGCGGGTGCGTTCGGCTATATCCCGTCGCCCATCCGCACAATATAGTCCTCTAGCGGGATCGGGTTCGGGTCGTAGGTCGGACCAAAGGTTCCGTCTGCGCGCACTCCGTAGCCCGATAGCGGCTGAATACGGCGGCGCTGGTCGGCGGTCAGGTTCATGCGGGCGACGGTGTCGCGGGCTTCGATCTCTCCGGCTAGTCGGCGGTAAAGGTCATGGTCGGACTGCGGCCCCTTACCGCTACCCATTAGCCGGGAAAGTGCGGCCTGCGATTCTTCGCCGCTTTTTATGGCCGCCTTGGTGCCGATCTTCATCAGCCTTTGGATGTGTTCAGGAGTTACCTCAATGCCAAGGTCGTTGAGTTCTCTGGCCGCACGGTCTACGTTACCGCTGAAGTTCTGCTCTGCTTCTCTGGCCAGCGCCGAGACGGTTGTATCAAAGTCCATCTTGTTGGCGAGTTGCGCTCGAAGTTTCGCCATCTGTTCCGGACTTCCTCCCCGCGCCATGCCGCCGCGCTCTTGTAAGGCGTGTTGCAGTTCGTGGAGAAGAACCTTGTCGGCGTCGTCAAAAGTTCTCCCGGAGGCTGTTATTGTCCCACCTCCACCGTAAAAATTCCCGCCCGGTTCATACTTTCCTGATATTTCTGCATTGTCATAAACACCTAAATCAACGGCGACCTCTCGCATTGACGGGTGTGCTCTGTATATCTGCGGATGGTCCAGTATTTTATCCAGACTCTTCGCGCTACTTTCTTCAACCAAATACCGCCGCACACTATCGTCCACCTCCACCCTCGGCACACGGTCATGCAAGGCGCTGAACTGTCCCCGCTGTGCGTCGGGCGGGCCGTTATACACCACAAACGACCCTCGCTGCTCGGCCAAGCGGCTGTTGCGGGCGGCACGTAGCGGGCCTCCGGCCCTGGCGATGTCGTCCATGGCTCCGCGCACCCCGTAGCCGGTCGCCACGGAAGCGGCAATCGGTGCGATCACGCTCAATACCGGCACATCTTCAACCCAGGGCATAACCCGGTCGGCGGCAAATGAGCCGATAGCATCCAGCGGGATGGACCCGGCTGCGGCCCGAAATCCCACCTTCGGTAACGCGGCCAAGCCTCCGGCCAGCCAATCGGTAGGGTCGATCATCGGGTTGCGCTCAACGTACCCATCAGACGGACGCACGGAAGCGGGTAGGGGAGCCATGGGTACAAAGCGCCGGGATGCCCCAGATGTCCAGGTTCCCGATGCGCCCCTGCTGACCGGCGTGGTGCGTTTCGTTTTCGGTAGAAAGTCGAGCAGTCCCATCAGTAGCCACCTATGCTATTGCGTCCGGCGCGG